TGGCTTCCTGCCGGGAGTCCGTGGAACTACTGGCAATCCGGTCAGGATATACAGCCCTACGGCTCGCGCTCGGCGATACTGGAAGCCTGTATTAGCGCCTACGCGCAAACCGTCCCCATGTGTTCCGGCGACCACTGGCGGCGGCTGGACAACGGCGGCCGCGAGCGGGTCACGAACTCGGCGCTGTCGCGGATCATGCGGCACCCGAATGATTACCAGAGCATTTCGGATTTCCTATTGAACCTGACCCGCCGGCTTTACGAGCGCGGCAACGCCTATGCCGTCGCGGTGCGGAATGATCGGGCCGAGATCACCGAACTGCACCTGATGCGAACCGGCGAGGCAATGGTCGCCGAAGAAGGCAGCATTTTCTATTCGCTCAGTGGCAACGAAATCATCGAGCGGCGGCTTGATCTGTCGCGGGGCGTGCCGAGCCGGGACGTGCTGCATGTGAGGTTGCATACGCCGCGGCATCCGCTGAAGGGCGAAAGCCCAATCCTGGCGGCGCAGCTCGATCTGGCGATGTCGGGCGCGGCGCTGAACCAGCAGGTTCAGTTCTACGTCAACCAAAGCCGCCCGAGCTTTCTGCTGACCACCGATGTCGTGATGAAGCGCGAGCAGGCGCAAGAACTACGCGCCTGGTGGAACGAGCAGTCGCAGAGCGAGAATGTCGGCGGCACGCCGATCTTGACATCCGGCCTGAAGGCGCAGCCGGTGCAGACCTCGGCCGTCGATTCGCAGTTGGTCGAGTCGCTTAAGATGAACGACCAGAACATAGCGCTGGCCTTACGCATCCCGCTGCAAATTCTCGGTATCGGAAACTCGACATTCTCCAGCACCGAACTCTTGATGCAGTCGTGGATCGCGAGTGGGTTGGGGTTCACCTTAAACCACATCGAGGAGGCGTTCGGGCTCTTGTTCCGGCTCCGCGGCGTGCCCGACGAGTATCTCGAATTGGACACCCGCGCGCTGCTGCGCTCAGCTTACCGCGAGCGCATCGAGGGGCTGGCGCGCGGCGTCATCTCAGGCATCTACAGCCCAGACGAGGCGCGCGCGCAGGAGGATTTGCCGGCGGTGCCGGGCGGCCACGGGGCTGAACCGCGGGTGCAGCAACAGGTCGTGCCGCTGTCATACGGCAGCGATATGCAGCCGCCCTCGCCGCAACCGGCGACACTGCCGCCGCCGCAGGACACGCCGCCACCCGACAATGCCAATGACACCGCGAGTAAACTCGCTTCGTTCCGCGCTGCGTATGACGAACACCGCCGCTTTGCCGCGTGACCCGCTGGCAGCGGAGCTCGGCTCCGTTGTCGGAATGCTGGAGCGGGAGTTGCGGTTGCAGATGGCGGCGATGCTGGCCGAGGCAAGGCAAGAGATCGAGGCGCTGCGAGCGTGGCGTGCCGAAGCTACGTTGCAGCTAGCCTCGCAGGTTGGCCCATCAGGACCGCAGGGCGTGCGTGGGGAGAGGGGAGAACCCGGCGAGGCTATCGCAGGCCCACCGGGCGAACAGGGCATTCCAGGCCCGCCCGGCGCCAGCATCGAAGGACCACCCGGGCCGCAGGGTCCGCCAGGCGAGAGTGTTGAGGGGCCGGCGGGACCGCAGGGCGAGGTCGGCCCGCCCGGTAAGTTTGCCGCCCCGCAAGCATGGCAGCGCGGGGTTCATTACGAGGGCGATCTCGTCACGCACAGCGGCTCGAGCTGGTGCGCAATGCGGGACACGGCCGAAGAGCCGCCGCACGAGGATTGGCTCTGCATTGCCGGGCGCGGCGCCGATGGCCACACACCCGCCTTCCGGGGTGCCTGGAAGGCCGCCGGCGCATATGAAGCGCTCGACGTGGCAATGGTGGAAGGCTCCTCGTTTATCGCGCTCTACGACGCTCCGGGAGCGTGTCCCGGCGATGGCTGGCGGCTCCTGGCGGCACGTGGCAAATCCGGTCAGCCCGGAGTCGCCGGGCCCATCGGCGAGAGAGGCTATCCGGGCCCGCCCGGACCGTTGCCCGAAGCGCTTGCGGTGGACGACGAAGGTTTACTGACGCTGCGCTACAGCGACGGCACCCGGCTCGACTGCGACCTCTACCCGCTGCTGTCGCGGATTGTGCGGTGAATCACTACCGCATCACTCGCGTGATTACGCCTGCCGCAAGCATGGCGCTGATCAGCGTCGAAGATGCGAAAGCGGCGCTAGGCATTGAGGATGCCGACACATCGCAGGATGCAGCGCTGACCCGGCAGATCGATGCGATATCGCAGGCGATCAACAACTGGTGCGACCGTGTATTCGTCGTGCAGACGTACCGGGACCAGGTGCGCAACGCTTGCGGATACTTCGGCGAGCCGCTGGTGGTGCGGCAATACCCGATTGTCGTAGATGAAGCGGGCGTGCCGCTGGTTGCCATCAGCGAGGACGGCGCCGCGCTCGATGCCGCCTATTTGGAGGTGTACCCGGAGACGGGCGCGGTGTACCGGCTGGACGCCGCGATGGCGCCGAGCGCGTGGGCCGTGGCGCTGGCGGTGGTGGATTACACCGCCGGCTATGACCCGATCCCCGCCGACGTGCAGGGCGCCTGCCTCGAATGGCTGACGTTGCGCTGGCATGCGGTAGGACGTGACCCAGCACTGCGGTCGGAGACCATCCCCGACCTCATCACGCAGGTTTATGCGGGCGACGCCGGCGCCGGGACCAGCGGAGGCGCGATGCCAGCCGGCGCTCGTGACATGCTGGCGCCTTATAAGATTTGGACCGTATGACGCCGCAAGTGCTGATTGCGCGGCTTGACGCGGCCATCGCCGGCTACGGGCAGAGCGTGACGCTACAGCGCACCGCGGTCGATCCAACAACTGGCGCGACGACGGTGGCCGAGGAAATCGAGTGCCCGGCGGCGGTGCGCAACTTCGGGCCGCAGTCGCTCGAAGCCGGCGAGAGCCAGGAGATCAGGGTTGTGCTCAGCCCGACCGGGCTCGGCAGTTTCGGCATTCCATCGCGCGACGACATCCTGGTGATCGACGGCAACCCGTCAAACATCCAGGAGATCGCGCCGCTGAGCTACGGCGGCACGCTGTGCCGCGTGAACCTGCTCTGCCGTGGCTGAGTTTCCTGAATGGTCGGCCGCGCAAAAGGCGAAGCTACGGCAGCAGGCCGAGATGTTTTTCGATCCAGCCATCTTCCGCGACGTTAACGAAGTCTACGAATGGCTGAAGGAAGGCACCGAGCAAAATTGGTTAGCATTCTCGCCGGAAGTGCGGCGTGAACTGGCGGCCGAACACCCCGATGGCATTTTCGCCGAATGGCTGACCAGCGCGAGGTGATCTTGTCGCGGCTGGCGGCGCTGTGCGGCGCCGTGAGCGGCATTGCAGCGGTGGTGCGCAATAAGCTCGACGTGCCAGGGAATGCGCGGCCCGCGGTGATCATTCAGGACGGCATCGAAACCTCGCTGGGGCAAGCGCCGCAGCAGCACCACAGCGAATTGCAGCGCATGGAGTTGAGCCCAGGCGTCAGCGTCTATGTGCGAGCCGGCGGCGCGGCGGATGCCGGCGTGCTGCTGTCGCGCTACCGCAGCGCCATCGTGGCGGCGGTGTTGTCGGACGATGCGTTGCGCGCCGCGATCGGCACGACCGGGCGCATCGACTATCAGGGCTGCGTCGTACTCCCGCCCGATGCCGAAGCGCTGGAGCACCGCATCGATATTACCTTCGTCTTTGTCTACGCCTTCCGGTTGGGCGATCTCGCGGCGTGAGCGATCTCAACGTCACGATCGACTCCAACCTCAATAAGCTGGTGCTGCATTTCGATGAAATGCCGGACGCCCTGAAGCGGAAACTAGAGGTCACGATCACCCGATTAACGACTCAACTTCTGTCGCGGGTAAAGGCTGCCGAGCCGGTTCGCACCGGGAGATTGCGTTCGGCGACGCGCTCCTTCGTAGACGTGCGCCAGGACTTTGTGCGCGGCCGCGTCCGAATACTTCCGACAGGCAAAGCACAGACGATCGGCGCCGCATTTGGCGCGCTCGAATATGGCGCCCCAGGCAAACGTCGCAGCGGCCCTGTGCGGGTCCGCGGCTACAGCCGATCGTCAGGCGCTGTCGCGGCATATGAGCGACGCCGCCCACATATCCGCGCTCGTCGGTTTTTGCGCGGGCCGGCAGGGGCAATGCGCCCACGCATCAAGGCCGAGTTATCCGAGGCTATCGGCCAAGCCATAAACGAGTTCGATTTCTCTATCGTCGGAAAGTAAGAGGAGAAGCCATGCCCACCGTGACACTCGATATCGGCATGAAGTCCCAGATCATCGGGGAATTGGTATTCACCGGCACCAACGATATCGGCCCGAAGGTTGTGATTACCTTACCGCTAGTTCAGTTCGGCCCCTCGGCGGCAATCGGCTTCATTCAAGACGAATGGGGCCAGCTTGAGTTGACCGGCGATGTGCTCGCCGACCCTACCACCGGCTCGTTCGGCACCCTGGAGCACCCGGACGATGCGATGGTCAGCCCGACCACCGACGCCTACTACGTCGGCACCGGCATCATCACTTGGAAGGGCGATGACGATCTGACCGCGCGCGATGTCGGCAATGTGAATGTGTTCGAGTTGACCCCGACCGTCGAGCGGCTCGACCACTGGAACCATCGGGTCGGCGGCATCCGCAAGAAAGACTTCAGCCCGGTCGTGCAGCAAACGCTGGAAGTCCACATGATCATGGACGAGTTCACCGCCGAGAACCTCAAGATGGCGCTGCTCGCGTCGGTCGCCACCGGCACGACGACAGCCGGGGCGCCTAGAGCCGCGGCATAATCCATGCCGATCAGTTTTCTGGACCTTGTGCCGAAGCGGCCGAAAGCCACGGTGGCAATCGAGGCCGCGGACGGCGGGATGGCTGAGTTCGAGATCGGCGGCATATCGCTGGCACACCTTGCCGACATAGCCCGGAAATTTCCGGCCTTTGGGCGCGTCATCGAGGGCGGCGCCGGGCTCCTCACCGCCTCGGAAGCGCTGCCGGCGATCATCGCGGCGGGGCTCGGGCATCCCGGCGACGCGCAATATGAGCGGCAAGCAGGCTCGCTCCCGAGCGATCTCGTAATCGCAATCGCCGGGGAGGTCGTGCGGCTGACGTTTCATTCCGACCGCCCTCCGATAGCGCTGGCCGAGACACCGACCGAGCCAGCGCTAGAGGACGACGACGTCAACGGCGTGCGGCCGGAAGCCATCTTGCCGGCGCAGTTGAACAGTTGATTGTCTGGCATCACTCGCCTGAATCCATCTGGGAAATGACGCCGCGGCAGGTCTTCGCGTGGGTATCCCTCGGCCTCGACCGCGAGCGGGTGGAACGCGCCTTTCGGCTAGTTGACGCGCGCAACGCCGCGCACGGCGAGGGCAGCGATGTTCAACGCACGCTTAAAGAATTGACCGGGAGCTAGGCGAACCGTGCCCGATAATACGACCGTCACGATTGGCGCCGACACTAGCAAGTTCCGCGGCGAACTAAAGCTCCTCCAGGCCGAACTGGCTAATCTAGACCGGCAGATCAAGGGCGCAGTTAAAGCTGGCGATACTGCGCGGGCCAAGGAGCTTTCTACCACCTTCGGGGTGATGAAGGACAAGGCGGTAGCGCTCGACCGCAGCCTGAAAGACCTTGGCAGGTCCGGCAGTCTGGCATTCAACGAAGTTGCGCAGTCGGCCAACCGGGCAACCGAGAGTATCGAGATTACGGGGAGAAGCGCGGGGAAGCTGTTCAAGCAGCTTCGTAGCCTGACGCGGGGCGGCAGCCTTCTCGGAAGCCTTGCCGGTGGTGGCGTCGGCGGCGCCGCAGGGTTTATCGCGGGGTTGGGCCTCAGCCAGGTACTTGAACAGTTTGACGAACTCGCGAAAAGCATGCGCGAGATTCGCGATCTCGCGCGCCAGAGCGCGGCGCCGCCGCTAATGGTGCAGGGTTTTCAGGAACTCGCCAGCGAGGCCGGCAAGAGCGAGGAGACCGCAAAAAAATTCCTGTCTGGCGTGTCTTCCACGATCCAGCAGGTTGCGACGACGACAGAAGACGCCACTGCCCAAGCCTCACAAAGCTTCGCTACCTTCGGCGACAAGACCGTGCAGGTTTTCCATGGCGCCACGCAGGCTGTGCGCGACTTCTCGAAGCCGCTCGCGATACTTCAGGTTGATCAGGCGAAGCTGAAAAAGCTGCCTTATGCCGATCAGGTAAAGGTGCTGGGGGACGCACTCCTGCGGACGGCGGCAAACGCCAAACAATTGAAACTAAGCGAAATACAACTAAACGAGGTATCAAAAAGTGTGTTCGGCGTGCCGCTGGAAGACGCCAAGGATCTGATAAAGGCAACCGCGAACCGGGCTGCAAAGGAAAAGGAGCTTGCCGAATCACAGCGCGGCGCTACCGCAGAGCGCTTGGCTCAACTACAGAAACTGGAAGCGGCGCAGGGGAGAGCGGATACAGCAACAAAAGAAACATTGGCCATCGTTGGAAACGCGGTACTGGATGCGCGGGTCAAGCTCAATGAGTTTATATCCGACATCAATAAGATGACCCAAGCCTTCGCGAAGGGACAAGTCGACATACAGCAAGCGCCGAGTTCTGCTGACCAAATACAGACCGATTTCAAGGATTTGGCGCCGTTCTTTGACACGTTGACACAAAACATCAAAGACACATGGGGCCGCTTCTGGAAAGAAATGGACATACAACAAGTAGCCCCGAACGCTTCTGACCAAGTACAGACCGAATTTAAGGATCTGCCGCCGTTCTTCGACGGACTGACGAAAACCTTAGGGGGTATCTGGAAAGGGTTCTGGGGCCTGTTCATCAGCGAGGCCAAGGCCGCAACGCTCGACGTGAAGAGCGGCCTGGGACAGATCCAGACCGACGCTAAAAAAACCGAGACGATGGTCTTGGACACCCTTCGGGTAACTGCGGGCGCCGCTGGCGTAACGGTCGGGCGCGGCCCGGGCACCGGCGACACTGGCGGGTATGGTCCCGAGAGCTTGGGCGGCGCCGGGTATGGCCCCGGCAGCCGTCCAACCCAGTCGATCTTGCCTGGGGTATCCGACTATCAGAAGCCGCTGGCAAAGCGGCTCGATTTTGCCATGTCGGCGGGATCGGATGCAGCCAAGTCCGCTGCCGATTCTAGCGCCGATGCCGCAGCCGCCAGTAAAGCGGCAGCCGAAGCGAGCGCTATGGCTGTCGGTGCCTGGGTGAATCCGTCCTACGCCGAAGGCGGTATGGTGCATGGCCCCGGCACGCCGACCAGCGACAGCGTGACCGCGCGCCTCAGCGCGGGCGAGTTCGTCATGCGAGCGGCGGCTGTGCAGCGCTGGGGTCCGCAATTTATGCAGGCGCTCAACGGCATGGGCGACCGGATGCCGTCGCGTGGCATCCCAAGCTTTGCCAGCGGCGGCATGGTGACGGCAGGCGGCGGCAGTGGTGCCGTGGTCAATCTGGTGTTTCCCGGCGGCACATTCGGGCTGCGCGGGGATAACGCAACCGTGGGCGCGTTGACGCGGGAAGCTCGTCGCGCCGGCATGCTCGCCGCCGGGCGCCCGGCGGGGGTCTTACAGTAAATGCCGCCGCCGCTGACCCTGCTCGTCATTAGCGGCCCCGGCATGCCGACCTATGCGGCGCGCGGGCTGACGCAGACGCTCGACCCGGTGGATGCCGCAGGCGCCATCGCGCGCACCGTCAACGGCGCGTTGATCAACCTCAGCCCGAGCCAGATGCGCAAGTACAAGAGTACGATCTCCAACACCGATTGCGATGCTCCCGCGCTCGACGGTATTTGGCCGGGTATGCCGCTAACGGTCGATTGCGTGCCTGAGCTTGGCTATCTGACGGCGGGCGGCACGCCACAGCGCGCCGTAGTCCCCGGCTCGTCGCGCGTCAGCGGCGCCTGGACATACTTCCGGCCGCGGCTCGACATGCTGGTGATTAGCTACACCTCGAGCACCGATGAGTATGGCGCCGCGGTTGCTTGGCAACTCGACCTCGAAGAGATCTGAGTGCCCGGCCCCGTGTTCTTTGCCTGGGTGGCGGCGCCGATTGCCTTTGATCCGCTGATCCACGCTGTCGAAGACGAGGCGATCACCGAGCTTCAGATCACGCAAGGCGAGGGCGACTTTGCCGGGCTCACCATGACGGTGATCAACC